GTACTGCTTGCGGGCCGCCGGGGTGGTGGGCAGGGACGACGCCGCGCCGATGGTCACGGTGAACTGGTTGCGCTCGAGCCAGTTCTTGCCGCCCCATTCCACCGTGTTGAGGAACTTGTCGCCCGGCACCTGCACCGACACCGGCCCATCCTCGTAGAGCTCGTCAGCCTCCTCGATCTGGTTCCACGCGATATCGCGGTTGAACCGCTCCCAGCGCTTCCCCAGCGGAGCGAACCTCAGGTCCTCGCGGTCCAGGAGCTCGCGCAGGGCCACGGCCGCGTTCACGCCCTCGGGCTTCTCCGCCGTGGCGGACAGCATGGAGATGCCCGTGACCTCGTAGGCGCGGCGGATCCACGTCTCAAGGTCCTGGTACATCTCGTCACTCGCGCCGAGACCAGGGTGGAAGTAGACCATCTGCCCGGGCGGGCCGGCCACCTCGATGAGCCGCCCCAACTCGTTGTCGAAGTCGTCAGGGTTGATGCTCTGTGACTGGTAAAAGATGCGAGGCGCGGCTGCTTCCTGCCCGTCGTCGATGGTCTCGATTAGTTCGTTGATCTTCAGCTGGATGGGCACCAGCTGCTCGGCCAGGGACCGCCCCCAGATGCCCGCCGTCCTGCGCTGGAAGATGAAGAAGTCGAACGGCAGGCGCATCCGCTTCCACGGCTTCGCCTTGATGGGCCGTGGCGCCCCCTGGAATGTCATGAGCACACGGCCGTCGCCCGCCCCGCGCCGGCTGGGCAATCTCCACGCCGAGTAGACCGGGACCATCTTCGAGGCCTCGGGGCTGTATCTCATCCCGGGGATGCGCTCGCAGCCGGCCCGGCGGATGGCCACCCGCATGTCCTTGTCGTCCCCGAGGATGCCGCCTCCCATCTTGGGCCAGCGCATGAGCACGTCCTGGTGAACGTACCGCTTGCGCCCGGCCTCGTTGATGTAGCGCTTCCCGTTGATGGCCAGGGTGTCGTCGATGAGCATCTCGTCGGGCAGCACCCGCTCGGTGATGATCTCGCGGTCTGGCGTCGAGTCCGTGTAGGCCACGCCGGTCCCGAACGTGGCGCCGTCCACGAACATCTGCTCGCCCTCGCCCTCGTGGAGTTCCGAGCCGTGGAACCAGCCATCGATGCACTGGGTGCGCGCCTCGGCCGCGCGCCTCAGGGTACGCTTGCCCTTCTCGGTCTGCACCACAGGGCGGATGCGCGTTCTCGTCGCCTTGGCGGTGAGAGTGTTGATGCACGACTCCACCGTGTTCACCGACAGGAAGACGTTGCCGTGGTTGATGCTGCCGGCCACGCCCATGTCGTAGATGCTGGCCAGGTCCTGGTTCGCGTAGAGCTTGGCGTAGTCCAGGTTGCGGCGCCTGCGCGGCCCCTGGTTCTTCTCGATGCCGCTGTAGACCGCGAGCATCTTCTCGCCCGCCTTCGTCGGGTCGGACTCCTCGCTCCAGGTGGCCTCGATGCCGTCCTCGTAGGCGCGCTGCTCGGCCTCGGTCTTCTTCCTCGCCGCCATCAGCGCTTGGCCTTCACGATTCCCAGGGGCCCGAACAGGCGGTCGTGGTAGCTGCGCTCCGTGCGCTTCTCGCCCTTCGGCTGCGCGCCGGGCTGGGCCCCGAACACCGCCTTGATGCCGGCCACCTCCACCACCAGGGCGCCGCGGTCTCGCAGCTGGTCCACGAGGTAGAGCACGTTGTCTGCCTCGGCCTTCGTCACTTCGCCTCGCCCGCTGGCTTCGCCCCGGCCGCCATGAGCGCCTGACGCCACACGCGCCGCAGCCTCGGGTCCCTGAGTTGCTTCTCGGTCAGAAACTTCACCGGCTTCCCGGTGCCGCGCTCGAACACCTGCAGGCCCTTGCGGGGCCGCGCCACGGCGTGGATGGCGTGGATCGCCGGGTTGCAGCCCATGGCCACCAGCAGCGCCCCCTCGCGGGAGTCGATCTCGATGGCCTTGGGCTTCGGCTTCACCGGGCCCTGTGGCAAAGGCATCACGAGGGCCTTGGTGAGCGCCCACATGCTCTTGAGGTTCACGCCCTAGCCCGCGGTGGCCCCACGAGTAACAGTTTGTTACTTCCCGCCCAGCGCCCGGCGGGCCCAGTTGCGCCGGTCCTGGTTCACCTTCAGGCGCTTCCTCGCCGCATCGGCCCGCTCAGCCTGCCACGCCTCGAGTTCATTCACGCCCGGGTCATCCTCGGCCGGCTGGTTGAGCGGCACGATGCCCACCAGCCAGCGCAGGCCGTAGTTCGCGCAGTCCCAGATGTCCGTGTGGTAGCGGGCCGAGAACCTGACGCCCCTGGCCTTGGGGTCCCACGTCACCCGCGCCGCATCCGCTGCCGCGTGCCCACCCACCGGGACCTTGAGGCAGCCAGACACCAGGGCCGTGTTCGTCTGCTCCACCCCGGCGATCTTGCTGCCAGGGCCCTTGCCCACCGCCTCCACGGGTATCCCCGCCATGCGCGCGTCCTCGGCCACCTTCTTCCCACCGCCGCCCTCGTCCCAGCCCACGCGGATGCACCGCCCCTTGAGCAGGGCGTATATGGCCTTCACCGTGTCCACCAGCTGGCCAGCGCTCTGCTTGCGCTCATGCCACAGCTCCTCCATCCACACGCCCGGCTTGCCCTTGCGGAACCACAACGCAGCGATGGCGTCGGCGTCGTGGAAGCCCTGGTCCACGACGAGCAGGCAGAACCAGTGCAGCCCCGAGCGATCGGGCAGCGCCGTATAGCCGTTTCGCTCCTGGTCGTACTTGTACACCAGCGCGTCGTGCTCGGTGACCCAGCGCCCGAGGTACTCCCGCTGATACGTCGGGTTGTCGGTGGTCCACGCCTTCCGCCGGCGGATGGCCGCGAGCTCGTCCTCCACGTCGTCGATGAACGGGTTGTCGGCCACCGTCCAGTGGTGGACGCTCCAGCTCAGCGCCTCGGCGCCCTCCTCAGGCTCGGCGTTGTCGTTGGCTGCGACGTTCATGCGCTGGCGCAGTTCGGCCGAGGCGTGGCGCACAGCCTCGTAGAAGTACCCCTGTCGCACGGGGCCCGGCGTCCCGATCATCACCAGGTACCCTTTGGTGTCCATGAGCGCCGGGACGATGACGTCGTCGATGAGCTGCTGGATGTACTCCTTGAAGCTCTGCGCCTCGTCCAGCACCACGGTGAAGTACTTAGGCCCGCGTAGCTTCTCGATTTCCGCCTCGTCCTTCGCCCCCGCAACCAGGATGACGCTGCCGTTCGGAAACGTGATGGTGAGCTCAGCCCGGTTAACCTCGCCCCCGAGCTCGTAATCGCGGTTGAGCGCCAGCAACTGCCGCCACACAATCCGCTTCCCGCTTACCCGGCTCAGCGTGAGGTACAGATTCGTCGAGGCGTCCCTGCCGAGGGCTGCCTGCAGCAGGATGATGGCGCACGCCACTGTCTTGCCTGCCCGGCGTGAGCAACACGCGACCTTCCAGCGAGCCCTGTCCTGGATGAACGCCAACTGCTGGACCGCGGTCCTTATCCCGCGGCGGCAGAGGTCCTCAGCCTGGAACCGGCGTCGGCTGCTTCTTCGGTCGCGCTCCGCGGCCAGGCGCGCGCTCAGGTAGCGACTCGGCGCCAGCATCGTCGCCCTCCTGCTCGTCTGACACGTCAGCCGTGGCCCATTCCCTCACCAGGGAGATGCGGTCACCCTTGTACACGGTCACCAGCATCGTCCTCGGGTCGTACTCCATCTCCACCCCGTGGATGGAAGGGGAGAGTGACTCCACCGTCGCGTTGATGGCGCCGATGTACCGGGCCCGGCTCAGATTCACCTTGCTCAGCTTCACGGTTTCCTCCCGAAAATGAGGGCCGGGTTGTACTCCATGGCCACGCCAAACCGTCTCCCCTTGGCCACCAGCCCTCGCAGCCCGGCGCCTCGCTCGTCTGCCGGCCGTAACAGGCTGTGACTCGTGAAAAGCCTCCCAGGCGACAGCGCTCGCCACTGCTCGAGTAGGGCCGTGGCGATTCCCTGCCCTCGCAGGCCACCCGTGGGGCGCACGAAGACGTAGTGAATCACGCTGGGGCGGAAGCACGCCCACCCGAGGACGTGGTTCTCGTCGGCGACCTCAGCCGGGGCCGTCGGGTAGGCCACCAGCACCTGCGAGGTTTGCAGGCACGTGGCAATCACCTGCTTCTGCGTCTCGAAGTATTCACCGAGTCCACCGGGGCAGCTCGTCCGCTGGTCGTATTGGTAGCTCCGCACCCAGCTGTCCACGATGTACGCCACGTCTTCGGCGCGGCCGCCGCGGATGGCGAAACGCACTTCGTTTGACTTAACCGCGTTAACTTGCGGTTCGCTTGGCGCGTCTTGGCTCGGGCTTTCCATCGTCTTCGGCCCCTGTGGTTTTGACGAACTTCCTCAGGAGCTCGTCGCTCAGCTTCTCCGGCTCCAGCTTCTGCATCCAGCCGAGCCGGTGTGCCTCGTACTTGAGGCAGACGCCCTGGTAGCGCTCGAGGTCCATACCGTCGAAGCCGGTGAGGGGGCGCGGGCCCTTCCCGTTCGCCCCGGCCTGCTTGTCGGCCAGCCGGCGGATCTCCCGCGCGGCGACCTCCACGGCCAGCTGTGCGGCTTCGTCGGCGTCCTCTCGCATCTGCCTCAGCCCCCCGTGGCCCGGCGGCGCAGCTTGCGGAACCACCGTGCGTTGCGAGGCTTGATGGCCTCGGCCCCCATGTCCTCGACGACCGCCCGCACCTCGTTCATGAACGAGCGCACCACCACCCTTACCCCCAGCTCCTTGGCCACGTGATTGACCACATCCAGGCGCCTGACACGCTCGGCCGGGTCGGCCGTCACCTCGAACGCCGACCCCACCGCCGCCCTGATGCGCGCCCGGTGCGCCAGCGCTCGCAGCACGTAGTCGCTGAGGTTCACTTCTTGGCAACCCTTGTGGGATATGCCGGAACTTTTTTTGCCGTCTCCACCAGCGCTCGCCGCATGATTTCGGCCGGGCTCTCGTCCACCAGGAACTCGCGTAGGTGGTCCATGGCCAGGGCCGCGGCCGGGCTCAGGCGCAGGCAGTACGTCATGCCCTCCGACCTCAGGCTGTGCGGGTCGCGCGGCCGGTGGGCGGGCCGCCTGCTGGTAGCGCGGAACGCGGCCAGAAGCCGCCCCATGGCCCGATCGATGCTCTTGCGGTCCCTGCGCCCCACCTGGCCTGCCATCGCCCTAGCGCTCAGACCGTCGCAATGGCCAGCCCACACCGCCCGCTCGAAGCCGCTGGCGAACCGGTGCGTCTCGAGGAACCTTCGCTTGGCCGCCAACTCCGCGCTCGCTGCGGCCTCAATGTCGCTAGCCGCCTCGGGGGGCAACTCTATCGGCCGGTTCGCGATGCCGCGGAACTGCCCCCCCCTACCCACGGTCCCGTCCCCTCGGACTACAGGCGGAGTCTCGATGTCGCGCTCGCCGCGTGACCTGGCGAGCGCGTGGGCGCGCTCGTACCAGTCTCGCCGCAGCCGCTCGAACTCCGCTCGCGTCACTGCTTCGCCAGCGCCTCCGGGATGTGGTTGCGCGGGATC